TAGAACGCCTAAAGGAAAGAAACGAAAAGTAAAATCTGAATCTGATTGGAAAAAGTATTATGGGTCTTGTCCAGAACTTAAAGAAGAAATTCAACAAGTGGGTAGATGTAACTTTAGCAGAGTTATGCTCAGCTTACATAAAACAGCTGGCAAAACAAACTACGAAGAAACGAAACAACTCTTTGTCCACGGAGTGCTTACAGAACAACTTGACGACGGAACACCGAAGTACTACAATAGTAACATCCTCTCAAGATACTTCAGAAAAGATTATTATGGAACTGGACAAAACTGATCAGGTTGTGGCACATGTAAGAGAATGGTCTATAGAGAAAGTTGATTCTGATATACCTATGGAGAATGCTCGTGCAATTTATGAAGAGTTTGAAGAATGGATTGAACTGGATGAAGAGAAAGGATCACTAGATATTATTTCATTAGAACCATTTGATGACCAAAGTTAGTATTGTTGGTGGTGGAAATGCTGGATGTATTACTGCTTTATATCTTTCTTGGCATAATAAAGATCTTGAAGTAGAACTAATATACAATCCAGATATTCCTTGTGAAAGGGTAGGTCAGGCAAGTGTTATTGACCAACCTAAACTTTTATGGGCTGCTACTGGATTTAATTGGTATAATAATCCTATTCATGCCACAATGAAGAGTGGTATATTGTATGAAGGATTTGGTAAATATAATGAAGAAGTGATTCATGCATTTCCTGCAGAGAGTATGGCAATGCATTATTGTCCTTGGGAAATGCAGAAACAAGTATTAAACTCTGGTCATTTTAAAGTTATTGAAGATGATATACCAGATCCCAAGGACGTAGATGCAGATTATGTGTTTGATTGTAGAGGAAAACCTGAAGATTTTTCTGACTATGATGAGTTAGTTAATCCTACTAATGCATGTATTCTTGCTAAACCAAATTGGGATACTACTAAAGCATTGTGGAGTCGTCATGTTGCCACACCTGATGGGTGGACATTTGTAATACCTACGCATGAAGATTCACCATCACATGATTACTGTGTAGGATATTGTTATAATAGTAATATTACTTCTAAGGAAGAAGCAGAGAGTAATCTTTTAAATATGTTTGATGTTGAAGTTACAAAGCATTTAAAATATAAAAATTATCTTGCTAAGAATCCCATAGTAGATGATAGAATATTATTAAATGGTAATAGGTTATTCTTTTTAGAACCTTTAGAATCATCTTCTATACAAGCATATTTGGAGTGTGTAAGATTTTTTGGGAACTATATAATTACACAAAAAGCACCACTTGAAAGAGCTGGTTCTTCTGCTAAAAGATATATTAGACAATTACAGAATTTTGTTCTTTGGCATTACCAATTTGGATCAAAATATAACACTCCATTTTGGGATTATGCAAAAGCATTGTCTTTTAAGGATAATGATTTTGATACATTAGTAAGTTATGTTAAGAATCATGATTTTGATACATGCCTCCCTCAATCACATGGAGGAGGAACTCATAACGATTGTCAATATGGACAGTGGCCAGCTTTTTCATTTAAGATATGGTATGATGGTATGACAAGGAGGAAAGAAAAATGATTGTAGTAAGATGTAAACAATGTAATACTGAGGTAAAGAGTGATTCACAATCCAAAAGTTGTGGATGTCCTAACATGCTTACTATTACAGGAGACACTTTTAGTGCGGTTGACCTAACTAGTATTATAGTGGTAAGATCTAATCAGAGTAAAGAAAAGGATGGTCTTACTTCACAAGATCTTGCTTGGCAAGAACAAAGACGTAAACGGAAAGTCCGTAAATTGGACTTTGAGGTAAGGTAATGGATCAGCATGATATACCATTTCTAGGAGACTTCTACACCAAGAAGGAAGTAGATGCGATGGTGGCTGCTGCTCTTGAAGAAGCAAGAAGAATCGATGAAGCATCGATGGCAAAGCATAACCGAGAGGCAACTATCATTAGTATGATCCTTGGGTTTACTTGCCTTGCATTGTTTGTTGATGGACTATTGAGAATACTTGGTATCATTCCACCCTTTATGGATTTGGATGTAGATATCATTGATCAGGTTGTAGAGAGGGTTGAAAATGATATTATGCCGATGCTCAACAAAATCCCCCGAATTTAATTATGGCAATCTACAATGAATGTAAGATCGTGATCAACCTTAACCAACTTGTTAAGGCACGACCATGTGGAGTTGATTTAGATGATGAACATGTAGATAATATTGCTAATGATCTTCGTAAGAGAATGACATTTGATTCTTTATTTGGTCAGGTGGATCAAGTTATCTGGGACTACGCTGAAGATTGTGGTATAGATTTATCAGAATCAGAGGAGTGTCAATCTTTTGGATTTACTATTCCTCAGTATGGTTCTACAACCATTGAATCTCTTGACATAACAATGGAGAAGGAACGAAAAGCAAGAGAGAAATATTTTAAAGATAACTTTGAGATGGTTAAATTGGAAGGTGGATCATGGACTATTGATGTACCTATAAGAAAAAAGAAAAATTAAATGGTTGTCTTGTTTAATATCATATTTATTATTTCTTTCCTTATTTTAGGAGTAGGAGCAGTGATGTTAATACTAAGAAACCTTGTGGACATTCGCCAACTAAATAATCCGAAGACAATCCTAAAAGGTCTTCATCCCGAATTGGAAGATGTTCAACCAGGAGATGAATTAATGACTGTAAATTTTGGAGAAGAAAAGGAGGAAGAAGATCCTCTATATAAATCTCTTAAGAATCGTATTAATGAACTCAATGAAGAGTTGGATGATGAAGATGAGGATGAAGATGATGATGGTGATGTAGTGGTAAGATCATGAAAAAGTCTACTAAAAAAGAACAAGCACTTGAAAAATTGCATGATGAATATAGGAAACAACATAAGGAAAATGAAGAAGATGAATGGGTTCGTATGCAAAGAACAGGAGGTGGAGCAGAGACTTGACTTTTAAGTTTCTATCTCTTATAATAATTTCGTAAACCATTACAGAGCAATGACTCTTACTACTAAGTTCAAGAAAGATCTAAACGTCTTACGTGCCGCAGCAAACAAAGAAATATTCTTGGATGTAAAGAATCCAAAACTGTATAAAAAACTAAAGAGATATTATAAAGATGAAGTGAATTTGACAGGAGAAGATCCAGATGCTGATTATAATGCTATAATGGATTGTATTTCTGAAGACCTTATAGGGGTAATATAAAATGGATGTTATTATGGAACGGTTCCCATACCGTTATGTTGAGGTAGGAACTTTAGAGAATGGTAAACCTGATTTCCGTATTCAGAAACAAGATTATTATACTAAAAGGTATAAGGATATGTATCTATGTGACAATGGAATGCAACTAACACAAGCCATTGAAGATTTTGAATATACTAAATGGTTAGATCCAGATGGTGTTCCTTGCTATGTTGGTGATAAGAACAGTTAGATGGTAGATAATTCTTGGAAACCATTATTGGTCAGGGAATCTGAAATTCCTGATCATATGTGTGATTTCATTATTGAGAGTATGATAGAGGGGTATATTGCAGGTTCTACTCAAGGTTCTAGGTTGGATCCTATTAGAGATGTTGGAGTCCAATATAGTGATCTTTTGTGGTTAAATTCAATGTTACGTGGATATGCTTCGTATGCTAATGATGCAAACTTTGGATATGAATTAGCAGGGGATCCAGAAGAGGTTCAAATATCTAAGTATGATGTAGGTCAGTTTTATGGAAAGCATCAAGATTTTGGATATAAGAAAGATACAGTTTCTCATACTAGAAAGTTAAGTATGTCAGTCCAACTCTCCTCTGAGAAAGATTATGAAGGGGGAGAGTTGGTTTTGGAGTGTGGTGATAATGTTTTTACTTGTCCAAAATCAAAGGGAACTATGTTAATATTTGATAGTAGAATTATTCATCAAGTAAAACCTGTTACTTCTGGTGTTAGATATTCTTTAGTGAAATGGATACATGGAGAACGGGCATTACGATAAAGTTGACATTTATTCTTTCCTTCTTTATAATACATAGTAGGAAGTAAAATTAATTTTCATGCCTGATAGTAAGAGGACTGCATTAGTTTTAGGTGCAGGTGGTTTCATTGGAAGCCATATGGTGAAGAGATTAAAATCAGAAGGATATTGGGTTCGTGGAGTAGATCTTAACTACCCTGAGTTTTCAGCTACTCATGCTGATGAGTTTGTTACTGGTGACCTTCGGGACGTAGAGTTTGTCCGTAAGGTAATAGAGTTTAAAGGAGAGCAAGGAAACTATCATAACTCAGTTCCTTATCAATACATCCTACCTTTCCATGAGATATATCAGTTTGCTGCTGACATGGGTGGTGCAGGATTTGTATTCACTGGTGAGAATGATGCAGAGATTATGCATAACTCTTGCACCATTAACCTTAATGTCCTTGAGGAGCAACGTAAGTTTAATATAACTTTTGATGGTGTAGTAAAAGATTATACTGTATGTAATAGACCTAAGTTAGATTATCAGACAAAGATATTCTATTCTGGATCAGCATGTATGTATCCAGAATACAATCAAGTAGACCCTAACGATCCTAATTGCCGTGAAGATTCCGCATACCCAGCTGCACCAGATTCCGAATATGGATGGGAAAAACTCTTCTCCGAGAGATTATACTTGGCTTACAATCGTAATCATGGGATGCCTGTTTGCATTGCCCGTTATCACAATATCTTCGGACCAGAAGGAACCTGGTATGGTGGTAGAGAGAAAGCTCCAGCAGCAATATGCAGAAAGGTTGCGTATGCGAGAGATACCGATACAATTGAGGTATGGGGCGATGGAGAACAAACAAGATCCTTCCTCTTTATAGATGAATGTATTGAAGCAACAAGAAGATTAATGGATTCGGACTTCATTGGACCAGTTAATATTGGATCAGAAGAGATGGTTACTATTAATCAGTTAGTTGATACTGCTGCGAAGGTTGCTGGTAAGACTATTGATAAGGAACATATTGAAGGTCCACTTGGTGTGCGTGGACGTAATTCTAATAATGATCTTATCCGTAAGGAACTTGATTGGGATTATGAGATGACACTAGAGGAAGGTATACGCAAGACTTACAATTGGATTATGGGTGAGATTGCTAAGGATGTAGCACCCACTCTAATGGATGAGGGATGTAGTACACAAGTGGTAGCATGATTGGTTTTAATTACCTTGGTAAAATGGGACAACTGGGAAACCAGATGTTCCAGTATGCAGCATTGAAAGGTATTGCTCGTAATAACGGTCATAACTTTTGTATTCCTAATCATAATGAAATCTTTGATGATGGTATAGGAAATAAATTACGCATTGAATTATTTGAACCTTTTGTTCTTAAGAACTTTAGTGAATTAAATTGTCAAGTTATTGACCCTGATAGACCAGTAGTTCAGGAACATCAGTTTCATTTTAATGAGCAACTGTTTAAGAACTGCCCTGACTGGGTATCATTAGCAGGATATTTTCAGACAGAAAAATACTTTAAGAATATTGAGAAGGAGATAAGAGAAGATTTCACTTTCAAAGATGAGATATTAGAACCTTGTAAGGAGATGATGGATGAGTTTGGAGAAGCACCCTTAGCATTACATATTAGAAGAGGAGATTTCTTAATCAACTCTGCGAATCATCACAACCTTGGGATGGATTATTATGATAAAGCACTAGCAGAGTTTCCTACTAATGTTCCTGTTGTTATATTTTCTGATGACCCTGAGTGGTGTAGTGAGCAGGAGATATTTGCTGATGATAGGTTCTTAGTTTCAGAAGGAAATAGTTCTTATATTGATTTGTGCTTGATGTCTTTGTGTGAAGGTCATATAATAGCTAATAGCACATTCAGTTGGTGGGGTGCATGGTTAGCAGATTCTAAAATGGTAGTCGCTCCCTCTGTTTGGTTTGGTCCTAACAATGCTCACCTAGACATTAAAGATCTTTACCTTGACCATTGGGAAAAATTATGAAAGTAGCAATTTCGTTTATTGGCACTGGAAGATATTTAAATTTCCTTCCACAATACTATGAATACATTGAAGAGAATTTTCTTCCTGGTGTGGAGAAAACTATCTTGGTGTTTAGTGATGGTGAGATAGAAGGGATGCCAGATAATATTAAATTTTATCACCAAGAGCATTTGGAGTGGCCTTTTATTACTCTAAAAAGATTTGAGATTATTAATAAGGCACGAGAAGAGATACTTAAGAATGATTGGTTTGCATTTATTGATGCAGATGCTTTCGTTGTAGATAAGATTACAGAAGAAGATTTTCTTTATAGATGTTGTGGTAGGACTACTAATGAGGTTCCTTTCTTTGGAGTTCATCATCCATGTCACTATGCTGGTATGCCACCACATAGAATAGGTACTGGTGCTTATGAAACTGATAAAAAGTGTGAAGCATATTTTGATGTATCAGAGGAATTACCTCCCATATATTGGCAAGGATGTTTCTGGGGAGGTAAAGTCCCTGCTGTTTTGTCTATGATAGATGAGATACAAGGAAGGGTTGATAGAGATTTGAAGAATGATATTGTAGCACTATGGCATGATGAAACTCATATTAATAAGTATTTCTTTGAAAGAGAGTTTGATGTTCATACTTTTGGTATAGAGTATGCATATCCACAACTCTTCCTGATGGAGGAATATTGGATGGAAGTTTTAGAAGAAAAGTATAGAGATCCTGAGATTGTAAAAAAATT